GATATCAGCAGCGGTGTACGTCTTGTGCGACTGGTCACCATCCATTGGACCAACTGGTGCATACCCCGTAGGGGAAACACCTCGCGGAGCAACTTGAGGCGCAGTAGCAGCGGCAATACTTGCGAGAAGACTCTCAGTCGTTGCCTTTACTCTCACAAGGCTAGCGTCGATTTCCTGTGTATTGTTACCGGTGACATACCCCACAAGTTCCGGAGCAATTTCATTGGCCGCAACGGCCTCAGAAACCTTCACCTGTGCGTAGTCACGCAGTTCAGTAAAGGAACGCTCCTTAGCGAAAGTCGCGCGCTCAAGTGAGTTCTGATCCGCCATATCAGACAACTTCTTCTCGAACTCAGCGCGCACATCGGCGACCAGAGTTTTCGAGTCCTGCTCTTCCCAGCGCTTAGCGGCTGCCTCTTCGGCATCCTTCGTAGCCTTCGCAGCAGCATCCGTAACAGCGGTGTCCTTATCCTTCAGGAGATCCGCCAACTTCTGTCCCTGCTCAGCAAACTTCTCTTCCCAAGACTCAAGGGTTTTGTAGACCTTGTCCTTCTCCTGCGTACGAGCCTTCTCGATGTCATCGGCTGTGAACCGAGCAGCGGTCTGCTCTACAGGGGCAGGTGGGGTGATGGGGAGGGTGATACCCGCAGGGGGGATGGTGATAACCGGTGCGGAGGTAGTTGCAGTAGTCATGTCTCGACTCCTTGGTCGGAAGTTTCTACGAGTAATCCACGATGAGAACGATGAAGGTATTCAACAGATTTATGCTTTCACAGAACAGATCAGAGTTTGTAATGCTCAACTGTCACTCACCGGGATGCGGGAGCCCAACTTGGTTCCATAGGCCTGTGTCACCAAGTCCGCCATAGCCTGCGCCTGATTCGCCTCGGTCATCTCGGCAATCTCTGGAGGAATGGCCAGTGGTGCTTCAGTGGGCGTTGGGACGGGGTTACCGTCCGCGTCCTTCTCCTGTGGACCCTTCTTATCTACGGGCCCACCCTCAGATCGGTCGATACCCGTCATGGCCATGATGGCTGCGGTGATCTGCGAGTGAAGAAGGTCAAGAGCGCCCTGGTCGCGTGCATCCCTCACGAGTTCTTCGAAGATCTCTTGCATCTTCTCGTCTGGGAATGCCTCACTCAGTTCCTTGAGCGCGCCGCGCTTGGACTCCAGGCCCAGCGCCATCTTCGCCTGGATCTCGTTCAACTTGATCAGCGCATCAATAGGCAGTGGGCTGGACCATTCGATACTGTTCTGGTACACCATCGGGTCTGCGGGGTTAATGACGGGATCTTGGCCAGCCTGAAGAATGCCCTCGGTGTTTGGGTCATACGTCAGGGTATTCGGCTCGAACAGGAACAGCGTCTTCAGAGCGAGTTCGTTGATTTTCTTAAGAAGCCGCGTGTAGGTCAACTTCTTCATGTTGTGGCGCTGCATCGCTGGCATATACATGATGGAGAGTGCGACACCTGAGGTATTACTGATGGGCTGCATCTGGCCAAGAGCCGACTCTGGAACACCGGTCAGTTCGTGCATGCTTCTCTTGATGGTCTCAAGGAACTGAAGTGGACCTGCGAGTTCTACACCGTTGGTCAGGTTGAAAACGTCGGCGTCCTTGGGAAGACCGCCCCAGACCTTCCGCGCGCCCTTCTCAAGGTTGCTCGATTTCGCACCCTTGATGATCGTGATCGGAGCAGCGTGATAGTTGATGATCTCGCTGATGTCCGTGGCCTTCTCGTTGTACT